ATTGTGCATTTGGTAGACCCACAGGGATATAAGAAAATAATGTATGATGCTGTTTCTAAAATGGTAAAACTTAATCTTATTAATTTTACTGACTATGATAACAAGGATTATCTTTTAGTGGAAAATAAGGATGGTGGATTTGATACACTAGAGTTATCTAATGAAGAAAAATTAACCTTAGCAAATATTAATCTTGCTAAAATGCAACTATCATATATGTGCAGATATGATAATCCTAATGGTGGAGTTTCATATGAACTAGCAAAAGATAAGAAAAATTTACATGATGATATGGCTTACACAATTGCAGAAGGTGCTTATGCACTTGCCATCCTTAGAAGAGAGGATTTATTACGCAAACCAAGTGGAGAAAAACTTGATACATCTAAATTTACTGCTTTAGCACGTAAACCAAAACTATATTCATACTAAGAAAGGTGGTGATAAAATATCAAAGGAGAAGAAAATTTTTCTGGATTAAAATTAGATTATGATATGATACAAAAGCAACAAATGGCAGACAAAGAGAACTTGGAAAATTTCTTAGAGCATAAATCTCCTACATTCTCATTTTCAGCGTTGAAAAGATTAACTTTATCTGAATTGTCTTACAATCACCAGATTAAATACAATCGTATTTGTGGCTTTACACGTAGACAAATTATTAATATGGTTCAACATCCAGAAACTTATGGAACCCAGATTATTCGCCTATCCCAATACATGATATTAAAAAGTGGATACTATAGAAGATTGGTTGAATATTTTGTTAATATGGGTATTATAAACTGGACTATTGATACAGAAGTAAAGGATATATCATTTTATGAGGTTACTGAAAAGGAACTTAAATCTAATTATATAAAATTTGCAGCCCAGTGTAATAAATTCAAATTAGATTTGAATATAACAAACATATTGAAAAAAATGTATACGGAAGATGCTTGTTTTGGTTTTGTCACTGAAACAGAAGTTGATACATCAATATTCTTTATTGATCCAAAATATTGTGAAATAATGAAGGTTGTAAATGGAAATGTTTATGAATACGCAATTAATAGAAGTTTATTATCGTCTTCTTATATTGACACTCTCCCATCTGAATTGCAAGAATTATTGGAAAGTTCATTAGTATTACAACGAAACAACCTGGTTATGGTTCCTCGTGAAAATTCTTTATGCTTGAAGTATAATAACGATTTTACGTATCTTTATCCACCATTCTTTAATTTGATTGCCGACATTCTTTTAATCGATGACTATAAAGAATTATCAAAATCCAAAACGGAATCGGATGCATACAAGTTAGTTTATGTTAAAATTCCCACTAATGATGATGGTCAAATTAGTATGGGTGATGAAATTGTAGTTCCATTTGTCGAAATGGCAAAGCAAATAGTACCTGAAACATGGGGAGTAGTTCCGGTGCCAATGGATTTACAACTAATTGAATCCAGATCTACTGTTGGCGATGATAAAAACAAGACTCAAGAAGCTGTTGAAAATTATTATGGTGAAGCTGGGGTTTCAAAAGCACTTATATCTTCTGCTTCTTCTGGATCAGAGTTAAAATTATCTATAAAGGTTGATAGTTCTGACCTATATAGAATTTATCGCCAAATTGAAGCGTGGATGCTTTTACAAATGAGGGTACGTGGATATATCTACAAATCATATGATTTTATATATAATATTTTGGATATGACAATCTTTGATGCTGATGACGTTATAAATACTCAATTAAAACTATCACAAGCTTCAGTTCCAAATAAAGGAATGTTATTAGCTGCAATTGGAATAAATACAGTAAAAATGCTAGGAAACACTTATATGGAAAATATGATTTTAAGAGATATTTTTGATTCTTGGAATCCACTTAAGACATCACACACACAAACAAAAGATGGGAGTATTACAGATTCAGGTGGCAGACCTCAATTAGATGAGACAGAAATTGCAGCAAGTACAGAAACACAACGACAAAACGGCAGTAATTCTTCTGATAATCGTATTTGATAGGTGGTGAATAATTGAATATTATTTGTATTTTAGATAAATCCAAGGTAGACATTCTTGCAAATCTTGGATTTAAATATGTTGAAAAAGAAATTGATAATAAAAAAGTATATCAATTTTTAGAAACAACAGAATTAATGAAGGAACTCAATTCTAAATTTGACATGAGTTCTTTTTTTGTGACTAAAAATATTTACTTTTAGAAAGGAGAAAAATTGATAAACAAGCCGTTTAGATATAGCACTGAAATAAAAATTGTACAATCCAGTATAAAAAAGCTAAATCCACAATTTAGTTTATGTGATGTTTTAGTTTGTTATCATGGTGACAATCGGAATATGACATCTTTACATAAAAAGGTTATTGAAAATAATTTATATTCTATTTATGGTGTACCAATTATAGGTGAATGGATTTATAAACTGGATGGTACAGATGAAAAAACATGGGGTACTCATGGTGGACGAATCATCTTAGATGATGCTGGTATTCATTATGAACAAACTACAAAGCCTTTTGGTTTTGTAACAAAGGACGCTGCTGATAATGCTTCATGGGTAACAATTACAGAAAAAGATGGTCATACTCAAAATGAATATATTAAGCTTACAGGATGTATTTTATGGACAGAGAGATATGAAGAATCAAAGACTATATTAGATCAGAATTATGGGCAAAGTATGGAGCTTGAATTTTCAAAAGGCCACTATAGGGATGACCATTACTTTGAAGTCGAAGAATTTATTTTTTCTGCCTTATGCATTTTAGGTACTGATGTAATTCCATGCTTTGAATCAGCTTGTATTGGTAGGCATTATGAATTAAATTCCTTCAAGAAAGAGTATTCTCTTATGCTTGATGAATATAAAAAAATCAACAAAAAATTAAATAAGGAGGAAAAGATATTTATGGATTTAAGCAAGGTCACTACTTTTCTTTCTACTTTTACTTTTAAGGATCATGACAACAATGATGTAGAGAAATATACATTATTGGGAGAGGCTACAGAAAATAATTTTACGGTTATCGATAAAGAAGATAATTTTAAAATTTATACTGTTGAATACGCCTTGAACGATACAGATGAAGTTGTCGCTGATTTTGAAGGTAAAATAGAAAAGAAATTTTCAATGGTAAATGCTGATGAAGAATCTGCTATTGATTTAATTCCTGTAATTGATTGTTTTGCACAAGCAAAAGCAGATGTCATTACTGAGACGTTAACCGTTTCATTTAATTCAAAAATTGATGAAATGGCACAAGAATACAAAAATCTAAGTAAAGATTTTGATAATTCAAAAGCAAAGCTTTCTGATTTTGAAGCTAAAGAAGCGGAAGAACAGAAAAAAGCACACAAAACTGAAATTGACAACATTGTTACCGAATTTGCAAGTAAGATTGGAAAGAGTCCAAAGTTTTTAGTTTATAAAGCAAAATTAAAAGTAGATGAAGTAACTGCCGAAAAGGTAAAAGAAGATCTCACCTTAATGGCCGGACAAGAACTTCTGGGAAGTAAAACTCTTGGATATTCATATCAGCCACAAGAAGCTAAAGTACCTAAAAATAGCAATGATGAACTAACAAGCAGATATGGTCATTTGTTAGACAAATATAGAAAATAGGAGGATTTTAAATATGGCAAACTATAATGTAGTTGAAACTACAAATATGTATGGAAGCAAGTGCTTTTCTTTTCAGGCAACCACAGATATCGAAAATGGTTTTTTAATTGCAAAGGGAGATTTGGTTTCTGGGGAAAGAGAAATTTATATAGCCAAAGTACCAACGGATACTGATGAGATTTATTTGGTGGCTAATCCAGCTTGGAGCTATGATGACTATAAGGCTACTGATCAGAATGAAGAAAACTTTATCAATAAGGCTGGTATTTCATTTAGAGGCCGTCAACTAAAGAAGGATAATAAATTTACAGTTTACAATACTGGTATTACCTCTGATGTTACAATCGCAAAAGATCAGTATATTACAGTAGACGGAACTACCCATAAACCAAAAGCTGTTGATGTTGCCCCGTCTACTGGTTTCTTAGGAAAAATTGTTCTTATTGAGGAAATTGGATTTCCTTATTGCATCGGCTCTATTGGTCAGCCGGTAATTACTGGTTCTGATTCCATGGGATATGCAGCTGATACAAGAGTAACAAAAGTAACTATTGAAGTAATTAGAAATGCATAATTAGGGAGGTATATATACATGAAGGGTTATTTAGTAGAATTGACAAATTTAATCAACGACTCTCTTTCTAATAGAATTGGTCTTTTTGATGCTAATGCAAACAAATATACAGATCAGGCTGTAAGAGAAGCTTTTTTCGAGATTTTTGGTGAAGACAAATTAACTTGGCAAGGATGGAGAAATCATAAGAATGAGATCTTCACCGTAATGGAAAATGTGCTTACTACAAACTTGCCGTTAGCATGGGAAAATTCCCCATTCTATAATCAGTTTGTAGATAGTAAGAACGCAGTATTTGGTGATAAGAATGAATATGTTGTGGAAGATAATTCTATTCTAGTCGCAAGCAGATTTGCTGGAAACTATTGGTCTACTGATAGAACTAAGTTACAGGGAAAGAAATCTTTTAGTGTTGCAACAGAGTGGATTTTCTTACATATCTATGATGAATTGGAAAGATTCTTAAAAGGTACTGTTACTCTTCCGGGTATGATTGCAAAATTACAGAAGGGATTTCAGAATGAAATTGATGCCCGAATCTTCACGGGATTTAATGGGGCTGGCACATATCTTCCTGCTAAATTTCAGGAAGGTGGTATTTATGACAGAACTACTATGGCAGACCTTATCGAGAGAGTTCAGACTGCATCACAAAAGAATGTTATATTGGCTGGCACAAGGACGGCCCTGGCTCAGATTGTTGAAGGTATGGATGCAAATCTTATTTCTGAATCTCAGAAAGAAGAATATGCCACCAACGGTTGTATTTTAAATCTCACCGGTCTTGGAGTAAATGGTATTATGATTCCTCAAACACTCATTCGTGGTACATATGACTTTAAGGTAGATAATAATGTCATTTTTGTGTTACCGGATGCCGAAAAACCAATCAAACTCTTCTTTGAGGGTGACACTAGAGCAAGAGAAATCCCGGCTTCTGAAAATGAAGACCAGACCATTGATACGCAGGTTCAAACTAAATTAGGCTGCGCTACTGTATTTTCTAATTTGTTTGGTAAATATGCTCTGGCTTAATGTCTAACTAATATTAACAACATCACAACACCAATTAGGTGTTATTTTTATACTCCAAATAAGTGCTGTGATGTTGTATTAAATCAACGAGGT